GTCTCCTCGTCTGACGTTGGTAATTGCATGTCTGTCTCGTATGATTACTTGAGCTGCTTTGGTGGGTGTGAATGTAAAGTTACCTTCTTCGTAGGCTACTTCTAAGGTTACTGGGGTTCCAGTGCCATCTTTGAGAGTGATTTTTCCATCTCTTCTCATCTTTGGTACGGTTGAATAGGCCATTATGCTCTCCTATGTGATTGATATAGTGTGAATGCAAGAGAATAGAATCTCTGATATTAAGTATTCTTGGCTGTCTGGGGAGTTGCGCAGAATACTTACAAGTCTGAGCTCTATTCCTTTGCCATAGTTGGGATTCATGAGTGCAGCTATCACTTCTTGCTCTTTATCCAGAGCATTGCCATAGTCTACTACAATGTCATGGGGTCTTATTCTGTACGCTATTTTTACACGTACATTGCTCTCTATGAGAGCTCCTACAGCTCTCCTCTGTCTCTCGTCTGATGCGTTGCTGTTCGCAATGTCCACAGCAAAGCCAAGATGGGCAAGAGTATTCTGGCTTCTCCCAAAATACTGAGGCAGCATTCTTACTTCTTTGTATCCTGTAAGCGCATCTATTCTGCCTGCTATGGCTCTATGTACATCTTTGACAGAGACAGCCATTAGTATCTCCTTCGCCTATAGTAGTAATCTCCTGGGCGAGTGAGATAGATAGTGGGCTGTCCTCTTGTTCTTTTGTCTGCATCATCTGCTTCTCCATCATGATCAGTATCATAGATGAAGTTGATAGCATCAAACTCGTCTCTGTACAGCTTGTAGTGCTCGTTGGCTAAGTCTAAGTATCTGCCATTGCTCTGCCCCAGAGAGCTATGAAAGTCTCGAAATATAAGATAGAGACTGAGATGCCTATGGCACTCGAAGAAGCTCTCTGGGCTCATCATGAGATACTCATAGCCCATCCCTCTATTTCTTATCCTGCGCAGAATCTGATACCATGCATCGTCAATATACTGCTGATATGATGTGAGAGTGCTGGGTCTCAAGTTATCGAGATCAGAATAAGTGGCAGTAAGGTCTATGTCTGAGACTACTGGATAGAGTCTACGTCTGACGAGAGCAGCCATTCTTCTGAAGAGATACTCTTCGCCAGAGATAGTGAGAGTCCACTCCTGAACATAGCCTTCTCCCAGAGCCTCTGTATTTGCGAGCTGCTCTGCTGTATGGGCATAAGATACAGTGCCATTGCCATCAATACTGGCTGTGGCTCCTGTAAGCAGGTCTGCTCCAGTGGGCTTTATGAGAGTGTATGTAGCTGCTGTGGGGATAAGCTGGGCTCCAGAGCGATAGACTTTTATCTCTGTTGTCTGGGCTTTGCCTCTCTCCAGCAATTCTACTGTGCGAATCTGAGCAGCATAAGGAGTGGATGAAGACATAATTATCCCTTAATTACATCCCACCATGCAGCTCCATCAGAGACTACAAATACTGCTTCTCCTGCTGCTAAGGTTGCAATAGTGTTTGCATCTTCATCTTTGACTACAATGTTATGAGTAGAAGAAGCTCTATTCTTAATCCAGAATGATGCCCCATCTTTGTAGGAAGCTAAGATGCAGTCCAGACTGCTGGTGTTGTTTCTGAGGAGCTGATACTGGCTGTCAGAATAAACTAAGGTCTTATTGGTTGTAATGGTCTCTGGATTTACGCCACCTTTTTGCACAATGTGTCTGGGTACGTTGAATTCTGACTTATCGGTAAAGGCCATTTTTATTTCTCCTTTTTACGTTGAGATCGTTCTAAAGCACGCTCAACAATTTTGCGAGCTGCTGTATGTGATAGTGATGGATTCATCTGCTGTACTCTGTTGGCTACTCTTGCCACAGCTTCTAGTCTTTTCTTCTCAGAAGACATATGCATCTCTCCCCAGCTCCTCGATACGAGCTATTGCTGCTTTGGTATGCTTATATTGTACTTGCTTATTTTTGAGTCTGTTGGCTACTTCTGGAATATGCTGATCTCTTTCCAGTCTGCTCATGGCTCTGTCCATGGAGATGAGACGAAGAGCTGCTATCTGTGGATGGGGAGTATCAATAGCTCCTGTCTGCATGAGCTGCAGTCTCCACTCGTCGTAGCCTTCAGAATCGAAGTGCTGTATAATCCTCTTGCCTATCTTCTCCAGACGTATCCATTTAGAAGTATGATAATTGCCTTTGATAGCAGGATAGATGCGTAAATAATCATGTTTTGCAGCGTCTATAATAGTCCAGCCATTGTCTCGAAGAGTAGTGCGCATGAGACCAGAGTCTAAATGCTTCCCTACTGCTTTTGTACCGTTCACTCCTGGTACTTCTGGAATAGAAGAGAGCACTGGCAGCAAGATGGCTACACTGTATCTTTTTCTCTTTCCTTCTTCTGTGCTGTACTTATCGAACACTCGAAGCTCCCAGTTTTCTGGATTGTGAGCCAAGAAATACTTTGGGTTAGATTTCATTGGTACTCTAGTCTGCTGCTGCTGCTGTGCAGACCATGGCTGTGCAAAATCGTCAAAATTCATATGTAGTCTCCTATGAATAAAAAAGGGTGGGAGACTGCTGCTGGAGACTACGAGAAGCGCAGCCCCCCACAAAAGCAGTCTCTAACGAGCAGAGAGAAGTTTTACGCCTCTAGCGTTCTCTATGATAGAAATACCCAGATAAGCATGCCCTACAACGTATGTAGAAGCCTTCATTGGATGTCTATCGAACTCTACGACCACTTTACCCATTTCCATAAGGTCTGAGGCACCACGAACGCCCATGGGGATACCATCGACAAATCCGAGAGCCATAGGGGAAAGCATAAAGTTATCATAGCCAGAAGAAGCATTCTGATTGACCAAAGCGGAGCGATACACATCTACCCCAAATAAATTCCCTGCGAAATTTTCGCCTTTCGCCATCAGCATCTCTTGAGAGCTCTGCATACGAGAGATGGCATTGCCAGTCTCATTACGAAGACTGTCTTGAAGCTCTGTAAGTGCTTTGGGAGCAAGGACACAAGCATAAGGCCCAGGAGCTCCGCCTGCAGTACCAGTGCCGAAGCCAGCCTGCTCCAAATCAAAGATAGCATCAAAGAAGTCATCCACAGAAAGAGTAGTAGTATTTGCTCCTTTGCTGGCAGCGAAAGAAGCAGCAGCAGCTCCAGTAAGCTCAGCAAAACGAGCCTCATAAGAGCCTGCAATGCTTCGAGCAAGGCGGAAAGGGTCGACGTCATTGGGGGAGCCCATGGAAGTCATCCCAGCGAGATCGCTGATCTCGTAGATGATGTACTGCCTAGACGCTTGTATATCTGCGTTCTGGATGGTGAGAGCTGTAGTATTTGCAGATTCATCGCTAATCTCAGTAGCTGCAGCAGCCATGCTGTCGAATCCATCCAAGCCAGCGAGCCTAACTTTAATAGAATCACTTCCGAGGCCGTTAATAGAACCTTGGTAGCTGATGAGTCCAGTGTTACGAAGATTTGCATTGTCTTTGAGAAGAAGATTTACTTCTTGAGAAATCATTTGAGCAAGACGAAGACCATTGGATGCTAGGTTCGAATTGCGAATAGGGTTTACTGTGGCCATGGGGCACTCCTATAAAACAGTGGGTGAAGGTTGTGTCTGGGCTCATCTGCTGTTAACGGTTGCGAACCTACCCTATTTCTATGATACTATATCATTATGATAGACTTAATTGCAAAAAATATTAATGGCTCTCTGTGGATTGTTCCAAAGAGAAGAAAGAACATGTCTGTATTCCAGAAGATGAGAGCGCAAGAAGCTGCAGACAGACTCAACGAAGTTTCATGCCTTCGCCCTTCTTGTCCAGAGCCTTCTTTGCTTTCTGATAAAGAGCTTCGTCTGCTCCAGAAGTTACAGTCCTGCCCTTCTGCAGGAAAGAGTAGACTCGAGCTCTCGCCCATTGGCTCTGAGTTGCCCCAGGTCGATGCCCCACAGCCCATGCAGCTCTCCCTTTTTGAAATACCTCGTCAATAATACCCTGTGGGATTTTGGTGACTTTTGAGACAGCTCGTATAAATCTTTCATCTTGAGAGCCTGCTGTCATTTTGGTTGTAGCTTCTCTTATCTCATCTCTCATCTTGCCCAGAGAGAGAGTATATCTGCTCGGTCTCGTCTTGCCCTTTGGGTCTCCTGGCACTTCTTCGAATCTCTTCTGTCCTGTCTCTTTGCCTTCTATCCTTCTTCGAAATGCAGCCTTTCTTCGAGCTGCTGTGCTCTCTCCCAGTCCTGCTGTATATTTCTTCTGTATCTTTGCTTTTGCCATAGTGGTCTCCTATAAAAAAGCCCAGAGCATCTCTACTCTGGGCATATGTTATCTAATGTTATAGCCTAGTAGAAGTACCAGACCATAAGCCCATCTCCATCTCTGAGATTGGCACCAAAAGTTACAGAAGTGCCAGAGACTGAGAATTCATCCTCATCTGATGGAGTGTCTCCCAGTGCAGTAGCATTGCGAAGAGAAAGACCATTCTTGAAGACAAGAACTGCTTTGGCTTCATTGGTAGAGAGAGACTGTGCCAAGGTTACTGAGTTTGTAGTAGAGCCAACAACTTGAAAACCTTCTTGAGCAAAAGTAATACCGAGCTTTGCAGAAGTTACTGCAGAGTCTGCGAGCTTTGCTTCTGTTACTGCTCCTGCAGCGAGAGAAGTAGTACCTACAGCTCCAGAAGCGATTTTGGCAGAAGTAACTGCAGAAGAAGCGATTTTGCCAGAAGATACTGCATTGGCAGCGAGCTTGCCTTCTGTTACTGCAGAGTCTGCGATTTTGGCAGTCTCTACTGCATCTCCTGCAAGTTTGTCTGCTGTGACTGCTCCATCATTGAGCTTGGCAGTCTCTACTGCAGAAGCTCCGAGCTTGGCAGAAGTGATAGCAGAGTCAGCGATTTTGGCAGTAGCTACAGCAGAGTCAGCGATTTTGGCAGAAGTTACTGCAGAAGAAGCAAGAGCAGCAGCTCCAACAGAAGCATCGATGATCTCATTGGCTCCAATAGAATCATCTGCCATCTTTGCATTGCTGATGGCATTGTCTGCGATTTTGATTGTAGATACTGCAGCATCAGCAAGTTTTGCAGAAGTTACTGCAGAGTCTGCGATTTTGGCTGTAGATACTCCAGAGTCTGCGATGCTCAAATCATCAGCATTTTTCTCTAGGCCCCCAGAGACAGTAATCTGCCCTGTACCAGTAAATCTTTGGAATGCGATGTCTGTAGTGCCCAGAGTAACTGCATCATTAGAGCAGACATAACCTTGCTCTTGATAGCTACCTTGCAATACAAAGAGAAATGCACCTGGAAAATCATCATTTGCATCCATGTCTGAGGAGCGAGAAGCAGAAGAGCCAGAAGAAGAATATACATAAACACCATTCTCAGTAGCGTCTGTCTGCTCAAGAAGCAAGAATCGGTCTCCATTGCTCATAGATACAGAGTCAATACTGGCAGGTAGGCTGCTGATATCTACATTGCTCTCAGAAGCTACCTTTACATTTTCCTTGACATTGAGTCCAGAAGCAACAGAATCTACATAGCTCTTATTGGCTGCATCATTGCTGTTACTGGGAGTGCCTACAAGAAGAGTACCGCCAGTGAAGTCGTAAGAGTCTGTAAGGTCGATTTTGGCAGCATCTACTGCATCAGCAGCGATTTTGGCTGTAGTGATTGCGCCATCATTGATTTTTGCAGTCTCTACTGCAGAAGTACCGAGCTTTGCAGCAGTAATGGCAGAGTCTGCGATTTTGGCAGTAGTAACAGCAAGAGCTCCGAGAGCAGCACTGTCTACAGCTCCAGAAGCGAGCTTGGCAGAAGTAACTGCAGCATCGTTGATTTTTGCGGTCTCGACAGCAGAAGCTCCGAGTTTTACAGCTGTAACTGCGCCATCATTAAGCGCAGCTGTAAGTACAGCAGATGTTCCCATCTTTGCAGAAGTAATAGCAGCAT